GTAATAAAGTGAATTAACCATGCCTAGACTCTCGCTTTGGCGTCCCAATAAAACTAATGATTATAACTTTTTTGATAAGATAATATCAGAACAGTTTGCTGCAGGTTCCACGGATTTGTATGTACACAAGTATATGGGTCCAACAAATCAAGGACCATCTATTGATGCTACACAGCCACAATATGATGTACTAAACCCAACTAACATACAAGACCTGTTATTCTTGGAAAATCGTGATAGAAGTTATGATCCAAATATCTATCGTTTGCGCGGACATTATAATGTACAAAATTTAGATTTTGATTTGAGTCAGTTTGGGTTGTTCTTAAATAACGATATTATTTTTATCACTGTACACTACAATGACATGATCCAATTGGTTGGTAGAAAACTAATGGTAGGAGACGTAATTGAGTTACCTCACTTGTTAGATTATAATCCGTTGAAAGAAACTATACCCACTGCACTAAAACGTTTCATGCAAATTACTGATGCTAACTATGCGAGTGAAGGGTTTAGTCCAACTTGGTTTCCACATCTATGGCGTATCAAATGCGAGCCACTAGTTGATAGTGAAGAATTTAGTCAAATATTAAGTGCTCCAATTGATCAGGATACATATCTTGGTATATGGGACAAAGAAAAACCTTATCCGTCGGGATATGTAATTACGTATGGTGATAAAAATTACAAGGCATTAATTGATGTTCCTGCAGGTATATATCCACCTGATCCTACATATTGGCAATTAGATACTGCGGATAATCTTAAAGATATCCTTGCTACCTACAATAAGAATATTGAAATTAATAATGCTGCATTAGTAGAAGCAGAAAGACTTGTTCCTAAATCAGGATACAATAACAACAATCTTTATATTGTACCAACGTATGGGGTATATTCAAGTAACGGGGTGTTATCTAAAGAAATTAGGGCGCCTGCACCCCCGATTAATGTTAATGCTAATCCGAATGGACCTCCTAACCCTGCTAATGTAGGTACGGTGATGATGGTTCGTAATTCTAATTTTAAAAATCCTAGCCCAGTAATCAAAATACCAAAGTCTGCAATAAAAAGCATTTGGGATATGACGGCGGATATGGGGTATGAAAAATTAGATATTTTTAATACAGCACATTTAGAAACATTAACGTTAGCCCCTGAAAGAACAGATACCAATTCAGGACCAGTAAACGGACAGACAATACTAACAGTAGTTTCTAGTGGAACAATAACAGGACCATATGGTACTGCTGACAATACATATGCAACTGCCGACGCTAATCCTGAATTGCCAGGCTTTACAGGAACTATTAGTCAATCAATGGATTGGAGAGCAGATTGTGACCCTGCATTCCAATTCATTGCTCGTAGTAGTCCACGTAGTTTTGGCTATTCCACTGGATACATGACAGGAGATGGTACTCCACCTAACGGTTTCCCACTTGGTACGACCGGATTAGATGGTACTTCTATTTCCGGGGCTGGAATAAGTTTCCCAGCAAACCCACAAGTAGGAGATTATTTCTTACGTATTGATTACTTACCTCAAATATTATATCGTTGGGACGGTAGAATATGGGTTAGAATTTCAACTAATATTAGAACTGGTACTGGATTTACCGAGACAGACCAATCACAATTATCTGGATTTATTAATGATAGAGAACAAACAAAACTTACAAATGGAACCTATGTTCCACAACGTCAAGCATTGTCAACTATTCTAACATTGAAACCAGATGCATTTCCCCCAGTAATTTAAAGAGTATATAATGGCAGATTTTTTCTATGACAATCAGATACGCAGATTTTTAATTCAATTTGCAAAAATATTCAGTAACTGGGAAGTTACTAAAGGCAAAGACCCAGCAGGAAATGAAATTATTGTTCGTGTGCCAATCATGTACGGAGATAGTAGTAGACAGGCATCAACTATCATTGCTAACAATAGTTCAAGTAATTTGCCTAGTGCACCATTGATAACATATTATATTACTGGATTAGAATACGATCAAAAACGAACGCAAGATCCTACCTTTATTGATAAACTACAAGTTCGTCAACGTGCATATAATTCTGAAACTCAAAGTTATGAAACTACACAGGGACAAGCATTTACTATTGAAAGATTAATGCCAGTGCCTTATACATTAAGGCTTAGTGTAGATTTTTGGACTACTAATTATAATCAAAAATTACAATTGATAGAACAATTAGGTACATTATTCAATCCAGCACTAGAGATTCAAAGTACAGATAACTTTATTGATTGGACCTCACTATCTGTTGTTTACCAGGATGGTTTAACTTTTAGTAGTCGCAGTATACCTGTCGGTACTGGAAATCCCATTGATGTAATGAGTTGGAAATTCTATATGCCAATATGGATTAGTACAGCAGCTAAACTTAAGAAGATGGGCGTTGTTGAGAAAATCATTGCGTCAATATTTCAAGGTAAAGCATTGGCTGATATGCAAGACGATGATTTATTATTAGGAACCAGACAAAAAATTACTCCTTATGGATATAAAGTGTTGTTGATTGGAAATACATTACAGATATTACCACAAGCTGTTGCATTCTATCCAAGTAATCTTAATTTGGATTTACCACCTAACCCCGACACTGATATATATTGGTCTAGTGTATTAAACGTATACGGAACAATTAAACCGGGCATTAGTCAAATATGGTTGCAAAATCCATATATGACTACGGATATTGTAGGTACTATCGTGCCTAATCCAAATGATGATAGATTATTAATTTATAATATTGATACAGATACGTTACCACAAAATACATTGTCTCCGGTAGATGGCGTAATTAATCCACAATTAACTGGACCAAACTCAGGACTGCCGGGACCTATTAATGGACGTAGATATCTATTAGTAGATAATATAGGGGCGCCGGGGGAAAGCACCGTTACATGGGGAACAATAGTTGCTTTTGCAAATGATATCATTGAATACAATGCAGGGACCGGTCAATGGTTTGTCAGTTTTGACAGCACAGCAGCCACTCCGACTACATTGGAATATGTGACAAACTTGACAACTAATGTACAATATCGTTTTGTAGATGATACTTGGATGAAATCATACGAAGGATGGTATGATCAAGGGGATTATTCTATCGTCATCTAATACTGTGATAAATCATAGTATGAGCAACCAATCCGCAGGCGTTTTCTTTTATAGCAATAAAACAAATCGTTACCTATATCTATTACGTACAGACAATAAGAACCCAGGAAACTGGGGTATTCCCGGTGGCAAGATAGAAGATGGTGAAACTTTGTTTGAGGGTATTACTAGAGAATGCACGGAAGAAATTGGCATGTTTCCAACTAATGCGAAATTAGTACCTATACAGAAATTCATCAATCACACATTCACTTATCATACATTCTTTTGTGAAGTAGAAGATGAGTTTGTTCCAATATTAAATGAAGAACATTGCGGATATGCATGGGTAGGGGATAATCAATATCCCAAACCATTACATCCCGGATTGTTTAGTACAGTAAATTTTGATGTTGTACAGGAAAAGTTAAAGACACTTACAAAAAAAGAGACCTAAGTCTCTTTTTTTATTTTAACAATGCTGACACTGTATTGAATCCCAGCGAGCCGACTATTACGCCTGCTCCCATCATCATCCAGCGCCATTTTTCTAATACTGAAATCTTTCCAGCTAATTCGTTATGTTCCTTGACATCTTGATCACGCATAGATTTTAACATTTGTCTAGTTTCTTCTGCGTTCTCATCTAGGGCATCACGAATTGACTTCAAATCCTCTTTAAGTTCACCAATTTTATCTTCGATGTTCTTAACTTGGACTTGAAGTACTGCTATCTCAGTTTCAGGTTGCATTTTAACGGCCTTACTTGATGCAGTTGCCATATTATGCGCTTGCAATCGTTACGATTGGGTAAGGCTGACCTAAGTTTGATGCTGTTCCTGTACCAGAACCTGCACCTGTTGCAGTAAAAATAACACCTACTGTATTAGAAGTCGCACCTATTGCCACGAAATTAGTATTACCAACTGAAACAATCGTATAAGTTGTACCAACTACAAAAGCACCTGCAGTTACTGTTACTGGTATTGCAGAATTAAATGTAGCAAATACTGGAGCAGAATTAACATATCCATATATGTTAGTTGGTTGTCCAGCAAGAACAATATTACCAGTTGCGACTGGACCTGAAGTAGAAGTAAACAATCCACTATTACGATCACTTAAACTTTGTACAGTTTGAGTAGCAGCATTAGCATATGTAGCAAGGATACGCATTGTGTTTGGAGTCAATGCTGTGTTAGCAAGATTTGCTGTATAGCATTGATTTGTTAAACCAGTTACTGTTCCTGTTACTAGATATTTTTGTTTGCCTTTTTGACGTACAATATAACCTGCCTCATCATTTGCATAGACGAATGCTGCATTGCTAAAAGCAATTGGGCAGTTAGTATTTAATACGACACGATTGTGAATTGCATTACCAGTAACACTTGCATTAGATGTAATAGCTTTTGGTGCACCACCCTGAGTAGCAGAAACAGTAAATGCAGTTGCATTAGCTACAGTTTTAACAAAATATGTTGTACCTGAAGTTAAACCACCAAATGATGCATCAAATGTTAACGGCATATCAAGTTCTAGCAGTTGTGCATTACCTGATGTTCTAATAACATTACCTGTTGCTGTCGTATTAGCAACAGCTACAGTAATATTACCATGTGTTCCAGATGCAAAACCAATGTTGGTATAGTCTGTAGTTCCATTATTATTTGCAACAGCAACCTGAAGTGCTGCACCTGTAGCTAAATTAGCTAAGTCAGTACCTACTCCAAATACGCTTGGATTGGTGTTAGCTGCCAAATAGCTATATAGTGTACCTGTACCATTAATACCAATAGCAACTTGTGCTAATACTTGTTTACCAATGATTGCTGTATTACCACCAACTACAGAATATGTGTTACTGTTTGTAGTTGGGAAACCTGTACCACCTACTGGGTTGTTAAAGTATGCATCAACAACATTAAATGAAGCACTAACTGATTGACCAGTTGTGTCTGTTAATGGTTGCATTATTTGTGGCTGTACACTTAACTGAGTCTGTGATACATTAAATGTAG